GGTCATGCTTGTGGGCGTGTTGCACCAAAACGTACCCTGCTGGGATGCGGGTTTCTTTGGCGTACACACCTGAGCTGAAGTGGTGATGGATCATCAATTATTCCAAAAGAAGAATGTTGTTAGGTATGTATTGTGTCATCAACCAGTTGGAGCCGTCGGACACCAACGTGGCCGCGTCGCCCGAGCTGGCCAACAGGATAGATGTACCCGCCGCACCGCCGGTCAAAGGCACCACGTTTGACGATGCTGACACAACCGCTTGGACTTGGTAGTTTTGAAACCGCAAGACCCGACCTGTCCAGCTTGATGCAGTGGGCAAAGTCACCGTACAGGTCGAGCCAGACTTGTTGTTGATCAGCCAGTTTTCGCTAGCCGCCACTGAAAAGTTAGCGGTTTTAGTGACAGGCGCACCACCAGAGGCGTTGATTACTGACGCTGGCGTGACGTTTGTCCAATAGCCTAATGATGTGCTGTACTGGATCAAGTCAGTATTAGCTAATGTCCCAAACTGCACGTTGGAGTCTGTACCGCCAAGCGTAGAGCCACGGGCAATGCCAACTTGGAAAGACCCTGAACCGCCTGCCCCCGCTTTAATTACAAGGCCAACTTGCACTTTAATGTAAGGCGCAACAGGTTCAACTTTAGTGGGGTTGCCTGTTACGGGGTTGTACCAGATCACATCATCGTCAGCCCAAGTCTCTCCAAAAGCAGTGCCGTTGGTCGTAACGCCACGGACAACTCCAAAAACAGTAGCCCGACCAAAATCATTAAGCGCCAAAGATTCGGTAGCTACGGCAATAATTGCGTTGGGGTCTGTAATGCCTGCAACCGTAGGTGCAAATTTAATGACTCCACTAGCTCCAACAACGCCAGTATGGTAAATAATTTGCAGGGGCGAGTCTGTAATAGCGGCAGACGCTTTGCCATAAACAAAGATTTCTTCGCCAACTTGCTGAGTAATGTTGCCATTACCCATGCCCAAATTCCATGCGCCCGTAGAACCGTCATACCACATTTTTCCTGCGGCTAAAGTTACGGCAGAACCATTGCTAAACTGTTGAGACAAGATGCCACTAGCATTGCCAGTGTCGTCAATAGTAGTAACAGAATTTTGGATCAGCTTGCCCGTAGTACCGTCAAATCTAGCAATAGCGTTATCAGTTGATGATGCTGGCCCTGTGACATCTCCACCGGCATTTGTCGTCCATGTAGGTACTCCTGCGCCGTTGCTGGTCAACACTTGGCCTGCTGTGCCAACCGCAGTAAATGCGTAAGCCGTTCCCGTGCCGTAGGGCACAGCGCCAGCCGTAGGCGTTGAAGAACCGTTTGTACCGCCGTTGGCAATCGGTAATACGCCGCTTACATGGGTGGTCAAACCAATCTTGCCCCATAAGGGTGCTGTAAGTGCACCACCCGATATGAGTGCGTTGCCAGTAGCAACATCAGGCAGCTTGGCTAGAGTCGTGGTGGTATCTGCGTACAGCAAATCACCAACTGCATAAGAGCCAAACCCTGTACCGCCATTGACTGCTATCAGTGTGCCTGCAATGGTCACAGCGCCTGTGGTGGCCGTTGCTGGAGTTAAACCCGTAGTGCCGCCTGAGAATGACAGCACACCAGTGTTGGTTATGGTCACGTTGCCTGTTGCGCCGGACACTGATATACCTGTGCCAGCAATGTTTGACAACACACCCGTATTAGCTACTGATATTGTGCCAACACCATTGGTGACAGATATGCCTGCGCCGACGCCAAGAGTGTTAAGTGAATAGCCTGTACCGTTACCAATCAGCAGTTGGCCGTTGGTTGGAATAGTGGATAACCCTGTGCCGCCGCTGGCGACTGGAACAATGCCAGTGCCTGTTCCAACAATGTTGTACAGACTGTAGAACCACCGATACCATTCCCGCGACACCGCGCCAGTGCGTTCGTCAATGATCGGCACCCGTGGGGGCGTGATCTGGGTGGCGTTTGGACTGGTGGCCATAGTCAGGCATTGGTCGGGCTTATGATCAATTCTGCCCCCATGATGGCTATCTTATTGGGGTCAGTGCCTGAAAGTTCGTACACACGGTCGCGCAGCTTGAGCGTCATCCCAAGCCTGCGCCAAAAGGTTCGGTGACCATACGCGCCGATCTTGCCAACTGGTGACCAATGCTCATTGCTCCATGTGTGACCACCATCATCTGACCAACGCAACATGACTTGAGGATCTGAGCCTTGGCCAGTATTTAAGCCAACACCTGTCTCACAGTCCAATTGCAGGCTGTGGTGCGCGGTGCGTTTGAGGTTGTTTTGGCCAGTCGGCAACGCTCTCCATGACCGCAGCCACTTTTGGATGCCGCCATTGTCGGCGTAAACATCCAAGTCAAACGTGTAAATGTTGCCATTCTCAAAGTCGCCAACAATAATGTTGCCGCCAAAGTTGCACTGGCAGTTGCTACGGTGGCGGATAAAATCACCATTTACAAACCCAGCACGTTCATGCCACGCTTGTGTAGACACGTCATATACCCATGTAGCGTTGCCGCTTGGGAAACTCAGCACATAGAAAGCATGGCCTTCTTGCTGGTATGTGTAGGCAATAGCGTCTGAGATGTTGCCGTACTGGGCGATGGCGTATTCAATGGCGTGAGTGGATATACGAACGCCGGTATAGCCATTTGCCCTGTAAACAATACCTTGGCCACGGGCGTCTGTGCCTAGCCAAAACAGGCCGTTGTCCATCTTGGCAATGGTGTACGCAGACACGCAACCAATCTCGTTAAAAGCGCCTTGGATGCGCTCTAAGGGAAAGCCAGCGCCGCCAGAGTTGTACCAGACTTCAACTGAATCAGTACCAAACACCCACAGCTCACGGTGATCGGCAATAATGCCCACCACGCCGTCGGGTGAGCCTTCAGCACTGGCAAAGTCCAATGGGTCAACTGACTGCCCATCAAGCAATTGCGACACCCAAATAAATTGGCTGTTTGGCTGGTTGAATACAAAGTAGCCGTCAAGGTACGCCACCGTCACAGCGCCAGCAAAGTCAGGGTCTGTGATCTGGGCAAATACGTTGGTGACTTCGTTGTAGATAAAACCATCAGGATTGCAAGCCAAAAAGATCTGCGTTCCATTGTCGGCAATAGACACAGGGCCTGTGCCAGTCACGGTGCCAAGCAGCGTAGGCGTGGCAGTCAAGCCGGTCAACTTAAAGAACTGATTGCCCGACACAACGTAGAAGTCGCTGCCATTGGTCTGATGCGCCCACAAGGCTCGGATTGGGCCAGTCCCTACGGTTTGCAGAAAATTGAGGCCAGGGGCGCGGTTGAGAAAGCCAGGCTCTTTGCCGCCTTCGGGAATCACTTCGGGAAACAGATTGACCATGCGGTTGTCCGCAGCGTTGATACTGCGAGCAACGTAGGCCGACCCTAAAATCGGCGTCTTCATCAGTAATTTCCTGCGTAGATATTGAACCGCTGACGTGAGGCCACAATAGCGTAAGGCATGGACATGATGTCGTCGGGATTGTTGATGCGCTTCAAGTTGCGCTTGGAAGTCATCGCAATGCGTTGCACTTGGGGGCTTGGCTCCACGCCAAATTCAGGCGCAAACTCCATTGCCAAATTGTAGACAAACGCTCGCAAATAGCCTGGCGGAAACAGAATATTTGTTGCCAAATTGGCTGGCTGAGTTAGTTCTTGGACTGAAATAAAATGCCATTCCAAATCCCGTGTGGGTCTGGGATAGATATACATTTCAACATCGGGATATGTCATGTTGACAAAAATGACCTGTGGGTATGTTGATGTCACCGTCTTAACAGCAATTCCGTTGTACTGCTGTTGGTTAATAAATTTGATACCGTAAGACACGTTGGTGCCTGCGTCGCGGTAGTAGGTGGCTTCGTCCAACAACACAGGACGCAAGCCTACAAAGTTACCTGATGGGCCTAGTGTGCGTTTAATTTCACCAGCAGGCCAAGTAAATATCTGATCTTGGGTACTGAAAACAGACAAACGCTCAGTATTCCATGAGTCAATCATCTGGTTCAACGCCATCAGGGCGTCTTGGGACACAGATGCGGAAGGTGTTTCACCTTCAGCCAATACGCCGAGCAATCTCAATGCTCTATTGATCTGATCGCCAGCGGTGTAAATGGCCATATTACGCTCCTTGTTCTGCCGCCTCTAAACTGGGTCGGCCACGACGACGTTTAACTTCCAGTTCGTTTGCGACAGGAGCCGCCTCTTCAATAACAGGCGTGTTCAAAGTATACCTTGTCCAGCCATTTCTTTCATCGAATTCAGCTTCCATTTCCATGTAAGCTATTTTTCGGCCATGAACGGGGTGAGACATGTAAATAGTAGACATTATTCTTCCGAGGGTGTTGGTTCTGGCTCATCTAATCTACGAGCAAGCATTTGATAAGCGTTCAAAACCGCTTGAGCTTGAGTCAGAAAGGTTTGCGCCTTTCCAATCTCTTGCTCAAGCGATTGAATTTCACCAAGGAGAAATTCTTTGGTGATTACCATTAGGCAATCGTACTAGCCATGATGTAGTAGGTTGTGCCGCCGCTGGTTACTGGAATGCAATGGCTGACTACGGGCGAACCCACCTTAGCGCGGAATACACCTGTTGCGCTGACAGCAGGCATTTCAGCAAAGTTACCCACCTCGCCCGTGCCCGAGTTGGTCACGCGCAAAAAGGATGCGTTAGTCCAAGTGCCGCCCGATGCAAAATCAGAGTCCAGTTGCAAAGCTGCCAAGGTGCCGCCTGGGTTGGTAGACGTGCCACCAATGGTTGCACGAATGGCGTTGGCCGCACCGCTGATGGTGCCGCCAGTGTTGACCGACGTGCTGATGTGTGCGCCGTTAATGGTGCCGCCTGTAGCGCCGTTAGCGCCAGTTACGCGGGTCAAGAAACGAGCAGTTTCACCAGAGCCAGTCGAGGTAAAGGTTAGCCGGTTAAAGTTGAGACGAGTATCGCCCGACGTTGCTGAAGTAATCGCATACGCGCCGTTGAGGACACCAGCAGAAGTGATTGCAATTGGATCGTTACTTGAGCCAACTTGAAACGAATCTAGTTGAGGGTCGGCGTATGCAACGCCAATAGGTTTGTTATTTGCCATGATTAAATTCCTTTATCAGTTCCAAAAGGGAAAAATGGGGGTTGTTTAGACCCCCATTCAGTTTACGCAATCCGGTACACAGACCAAGCGCCGTCAGCACTCTTGCGAGCACGGAAAATAGCGCCAACGCCGGATGCAGGAGTTGCGCCAGAGCCAACCAAAGTCCAGCCAGTGTTGACAGTGACAGTGCCCACACCGGAACTGGTGGACATGACAACAAAGTCAAAAGTGCTGCCAATTTTGGCGCTGCTGATGCGATCATCTACACCACCCACACCAGCCACCAGCGGAAGCTGAAGGTTGTTGGCATTGGTTTGCGTGTACAGAATGATGCCACCTTCCAGATCGGCAACTGTCAAAGCAATAGTTGCGTTAGCTGTATAGGTTGCGGGAGTTGGGCCGTAGCCCAGCGTGACTTCGTTCAGATTGCCGTCACCAAGTTGGTAACCGCCTGCGCCGTTAGGTAATGCCATGATAATTTTCCTTCAAAAAAGTTTCTGATCAACCCCAGATGCGACAAGCCATCTGTGGACGAATGGTGCTGAAGCCATACAGTACGTCAATACGGCAAGGCATACGGTCGTTGTTGATGTCGTACTGACGAACCACGCGCAAGCTAATACCGTTATGGACAGCGCGAGCAGCCATATCGACGCCTTGGGGCAGCAACAAGTCGGCGGTCGCAAAAGTGATCGCGTCTTTGTGGTAGACCAAGTTTTGTGCGTAAGCAGTAGAAGCCGCACCAACGAAGGTTACGACGCCGCCAGTTGCAGGCAAGACATCCATAGTAGCCAAAGCATGGTTAGCTGAGTACATAGGCGCAACGGTCACAGTCCAAGTGCCACCCACGGCAGTAGCCGTAGTCAAAGCCACGAACTGAAACAATGAGCCAGTGGTTTCACGGGTCTGTGGGTTAACAGCATTGCAACCACTGATAGTGAACACGTCACCAGCATTAATTGTGGTGACTACAGAACCTTGCTCCAACAGAATGGTTGATGAACCTTCGGAAGTAACGCCTGGGGTTTTAACCAATGTAGAAGCAGTTGCGCTACGTGAGCCAGTGGTGTGCTGCTTGATTGACTGAGACATGTTGACTTCGTCAAAGCCCAACACGCCAGTGCCCATCATGCCGTTCTTGAACTGCTTGCTGATGGTGTCGGTGGGGTTAAACAAACCTTTCATGCCTTCAACCAAACCAGCGTTAGCGGCAGGGTTGACGGTAGCGTAACGTGGTGACATCACGGCAGCATTTTCGTTCAGCTTCTGCTGGGCTTGCAACAAGACCAAGCTAGTAGAAGGAGTGGTGCCTGGGGTGCCAACGGTGTTACCGATGGTTTTGTACGCGTTGGCAACGTCAGCATCAATGCTAGAGGCCAACTGGCTGATACGAGGCTTCAGAACACGTTCTGCGAAGTCGTCCAATTGCATGGTCAATTCAGCAGATGTGAAGTTCACGCCGATGTGCTTTTGTGAAGCAACGGTCAAAGTGGTGAACTGTTCGTTGTCGTCCTGAACTTGCAAGGCGGCACCGTCAGTTACCAAAGCGCGGTCGGGTAAACGGATACGCAGTGTAGAACCAATCTTGGCACCTTCAACAGCAAAGCTGTCGTCGTACTGACGGTTCACGTTACGGGTGAGCACCAGGTTGTTCTCGAGAATCTCGAGAGCTTTGCGGGTGATCATGTCGATCGTTAAGATACTATTAGACATGGAAAAAATCCTTTAAAAATTGTTTAGCGGTTTTGTGCTTCCCACTTCTTACGCTGTCTTGCTCGTTCAGCTTCAATCCACTGCGAATC